GTTCTTCCCTCTCGAAAAATTTCTATGCGAAGTTCTTCCCTCTCGAAAAATTTCTATGCGAAGTTCTTCTAAAAGAATAGTGGAAAATGACAATAGTAAGTATAATCAGATTGACATAATGTTATGATAACTACTATCGTTCTTCGTGATACCTTAATGGGCCTTACCCATTGACTGTTATTAGTATTCTTACTATTAAAATCCAGGCTTCTCACCTAACCGTAGTTCGACTGCAAACTTCAAACTGTCAGCAGATATACTAAGAATTGCGTCTACTAACTGTTCATCATTCTTAATCATTCCATCTAGAGTTATGATTTGAGTAGCCCATTCTTTAATGTACCTAGAACGTTCTTCATCCGTTAAAACATCTTCCATTAACTCCTTCAAAAATCGCTGTTAACCAAACACTAGAATAGCGAACTTCCGTTCTGTTTGACATAACGTTTTGCTGTCATCACACAACGGATATCGAACGGATGGATAGGGGATAGCTACGGATTGCGTAGGCTATGCGTTATGCTGAACCGATTTCGTAGGTGAATCCGTTACTGTCCAGCCATTTTTGTTTGGTATTCGTAGACATCGATGCCATAGATTTATCGAATCCGTAGCTGTTTTTCAATACAGCGTCGAATCCGTTTACGTCATTGGCATAGTCACCACGCATCGGGATATCCGTACGTTTTCCGTCACGCGTGATACCGATAAACCACGTTTTCGCACGTTTCGCAGTTTCGTTTGAACCGTTTTCGTTTGTGCGCACGCTAGGCGATGTTACACGATTCGTAACGACCACCTGGCCGATTTCGAATTCCGTTGTTTTCGAATTCAGCATGATGTCAATCCGTTTGTCTACGTGCGTAGATTTCAGATTCGTTACGAAATCCGATTCTGGATTGTCTAGGATGTACTGATTCAGGATTTCAATAACGGAATCGTCGATTGCCGCCAATCTGACCGCAACTAACGCCGTTTCCCGTTCTGATTCGATACGTTCTAGATTCGCCGTAGCCAGTTCAACAGCCGTTGGTTTCCGTTGCGATTCGGTTTCATCCGTATCGTTTTCGTTACCATCCACGATTTCATCTACGGTTTCCGTAATTTCATCCGTGGTTTCAACTGTGCTGGTTTCGTCGTTTATGTCTGTTTTCGTAGTCATATTCGTAATCTATCCTTCCTATTTATTGAATTCGTTATGGTATCCAATATTGATTACGCAATACGCAACTACTACCCCTATCCGTTACTGTATTCAATTGTTAATGTGCCTACGCTAGACTGAATCCGTAACACCCGCGAAACGGATACGCTAGGCCTGGGCGTGACTGTGCCCAGGCTGTAATCATATCATGGCTATCGGTGACCGAGTCCGCACATTTGAAACGGATATGTGACGATACAAGACCAATTGTGTTCTGATGTTTACGAATAACGTCATATGTGCATACGTTCTGTTACGAAATCATCCTAGACGAATCGTGTATGCTTTTTTTCGCAATTCGTAACGTATTTGATACCAGATTGGCTAGATTCCGTAACGTTTCACAGCAAAATATAGGTACTTCGTAAAAACGAATTCTGTATTTCTTGTATGAAATTCGTAACGTTCACGATAGGTGGACGTTCCAGATGTTACGAATAAGCTCTATGGGAACCCATTTGGTTGACGAGTCCGTTAATATAAGGGCGGCCAGAAAGAAATCTGCGCACAACTTTTTCAAAAATCAGAAACTAGTATTCTTTATAGTGCTCGTTAATTTTCGTCTGTGAAGCCTAAAGGCTTTAAGTTGGCTGCGTTCCGCTAGCCAAGGCACAGACTTCAACCTTTATAAATTCTTAGAAAACCGCTGTTAACCATAAGCACATAGTACTCTGGAGTGCAGCAGTTCTGCCGAAGGGACTACTTCAGGAAACTCGCCAATAATTCAAAATTCCTGCTTACTAATTAATATATATACTTAATATATTTAAGTAGTTATTAGTAGAGTTATCAGCATAATAATCAAAAATCGCAGTTAACCTTTAGAACTTAGCTTTCTAGGAACGCAAATCCCTGGAAGGACGATACCTTAGGAAGAGGAACACAAAATAAAGGAACGCTTAGTTATTAATATTCAATATACTGATATAATACTGATGTACTTAGTGTTTAGTTGTTAATCACTGCTTAACGCAGTTCATCAGGAAGTTACGTTCCGTTACGCTACGCTACACTACACTACACTTCCATCCTAACTGCTATAAAGATATATACTATATAAGGCTTGTAATAGAATTAAAACAAATATTAAACATCGGCTAGGCTAATATTGACAACACTAGAGATTACTGATATAATATATATTACTGGAGGGGAGCGGGAAGGGGTTTCAATTTAACAAAGTCCTCCCCGACCTAATTAAGTAACTCTTTTCTCCGTGCGGCTAGACAGTCAAGTGTATTCCTCACTTGCTGACTAGGCTCTTCTTCAGTACGAAAGAACTCATTGGTCTATTAAGGTCTCCTTTTGTAGGCTTTCCCTTTTTAGCAGGTGGGTTTTTTCTTTGTCAAAATTCATATTCTTACTCTATTGACAATCCGTAGCGCGGTGTGATACGTTTAAGGTATGATTACTAAACGTGAAGGAAAGAGCGAGAAAAATCTCGCAGTCCTTGAAGATACACGGAACCTTTGTGGTGCATTAACTAATGATGGTAACAAATGCCTTCATGTGAAAGGTTTTAATACCGACCACGTTGGAGAAGGTAGATGTTATCAACATGAAAACTTTGTTAATGGCACTCAGATTACTGCCTATGAGATACCTGCCATCAAAGAGAGGATGGAAGAGTTTCTCTATGATAAGGACATGTACACTCTTGACCGTGAGATAGCTATGCTACGGGCATATCTTGAGTTGTACAAGCAACACTTAGCGGTATTCAAAGATTTGACTGCATCCGAACTTCAAGTATTAGGTATAACATTTACTCCTAGTGATTTGAACTCAGCAATTAATACAACAACCAAAACAATTGCTACATTAATCAAAACTAAGAGTGAAATAGAGATAGCTAGGAAGTTCGTTATACCTCTCAATGTCGTTCAAATGATGTTTGGAAAGGTAGCGGAAATCATAGACCACGAGATAGAGGATGTCGAGTTGAAGAATCGTATAGGTAATCGACTTGGCAATATTATGCTTAATGGTTAATCAGCCTCAAATAGACGTTTCAACAGAGAACGTTGAAAAGCTAACTAACATCTTTAAAGGTGTACAGGAACGAGTTAGTGTTGACGAAGAAGTAATGACTGTTCGTAATACTCTTAAAGCTTTCAATGAGTACCTTTACGATGAAAAAAATAACATTCACCATAATGAGCTTTGTGACGCTCTAGATACGGGTGAGGACGTTGCGGCTGTTATTCCACGTAATAGTGCTAAGTCTACTATTGCTAGCACTCGTTATCCTTCCTATAGGCTTGGCCATGATAGGGGTGTACGAGTAATAATGGGTTCTCATACTGCTGTTCTAGCTCAGTCGTTTGCTCGTAGTATGGAAGCTATATTCGAAGACGAAAAGTTCAAACTACTATTTGGACAAATGAAGCCACCTGGCTCTATGACTTATCTAAAATGGAATGAAACTGAGAAGATGGTCATAGATAGACCTAACCGAAACAAGTTAGGATATAGGATAGATGCTAAAGACGCTAATATCTTTGCAGTTGGAGTTGGTGGTGCCGTTGTGGGTCGTCGTGCTGACCTTATCATTCTTGACGACATTATTGATAGGGATTCTGTAAAGACTGAAGCTCAGTTAACTGACACTAAATTTTGGTTTTCTGAAGAGCTTAAAGGTTGTAGACACGCTCATACACAAACAGTTATAGTGGGCAGTCGATGGAACGCCAGAGACATATATATAGAGATAATGTCTACTATGGCTATCAACGGAGCAACCATAACAGGTAATATGGTAGAAGAAGTACTTGATCAAATGAGACGTTTCCGAGAATTAGAAAATGAGATGAACGCATAATGGCTGAAAGACCTTCAGGACTATACGACCCTAATTATCGACCAAAGAAACAAATTGAGGTTAGGGGTACTAGCGACCCGAAAGAGTTTGCCTGGAAGTGTCCCATTTGTGGGACTGTTAATATAGAAATGAAGCGTTCATTTACTTCAAATCATCAATTCCAATGTGTAGGTCATGTTTGTGGATATAAGTTCGCAGTTGTCGGCCTACCAGATGATATGAGACATTGGATGCAAAATGAAGAGGCTACACCAAGTATAGATGTTAGACCAAGGATTACCAACAACTAGAAGGAAATCTAAAATACCACAGGACACGGGAGATATACGTGTACCTGTCTGGTCTTATGGAAAGTGTACCAAAAATTGTTCCAATCAAAATACAGACTTAGCAGATGGTTTATGCGTTAATTGTTGGGACAAGACATCAGACAAAGGTTTTGTAAACTCTAAAGTATTACATAGTCAACGAAAACGTAGAGCTAAAAAACTTAATGCCGGGCAAGATAGTAGTCTACAAGGCAATACAAGACGATAATACAAGCTATTGGCCTGAAGCTTTTCCAATTGATGTTTTAGAAGCTTGGAAGAATGAATTAGGGCCAATTTCCTTTGCCTCTCAATATCAGTCGTCACCTATTGACTTAATGGGTAATGAACTAAAGCTTGAGTGGTTACACTTTTACGACCATACTAATGAAATGCCACTATCCTTTGAGAAAATAGTGGCATTTATTGACCCTGCTATCAGTAAAACGAAGTCGTCTGACTTTTTCGCAATGGCTGTTGCTGGTAGAGCTAATAACCGAATTTATCTATTAGATTTACTTCGTACTAAAGCTCCTATTGAAGCACAATTGGATTACATTCACGATAAGTATGCTATTTGGCATGTTGACGAATTTGTTATAGAAGCTGGAGGACAACAGTTATATTTTGTTGAGTACATTCAAAAAGAAACTATGTACCATATTACTACACCTCCTGCCTCTTGGCATCGTTCAGATAAAAAGAATAAGTTCGAGGTTGCTGCCAACCACTTCAATGCCTCCAGAGCACTTTTACCTGGCAATAAAGACGACATCGGGCGTTGGGTTCCAATACAAGAGTTTCTCCCTTTTGTAGAAGAATGGACTCAATTCCCCGCAGGCTTACATGATGATACAATAGATGCTGTTGCAGGTGTAATATCTTCATTAATAGATAATACGATTCCTTATGGTATAATGGAACCTGGTACAGCAGAAGAGGCAATTGAATTTGCCAACCGTAGTCTTGTTAAAAGTAACAGGATATTAACTGATGAGGAAAAGAAAATACTTGAAAACTACTATGGTGACACTTCGCAAAGTAGTATCCGAAAGGTTGGCTTATTCCGACATGAATCAAAGCCTGATTTAAGGATGAATAGAAGAGATGGTTAGAAAACTTAATGCTGTTCAAAGAGTAGCACAGAGCATATTTAAGCTTAACCTTCCATATGGTACAACCGGACAAACTAACTTAGATGATGTTGAGAATATCGGTTGGACTCCTTTATCTGTTGGTCAACGTGACCTTCCAGCCTTTCAACAGGATAGGATGTTCGAGATTGCTTCCTACTTATACCGCAGAAACGCAATTGCACATCGGATTGTAGAAGTAATTAAAGCGTTCGTTGTTGGAGAAGGTATTATAGTTAAGGCTAGGGACTCTAATGTAGACAGAGTTGTTCAACGATTTATGAATAGCCGAAGGAATAATTGGCGTAAATATATTCGTGAACGAGTTGTTTCTCACTCTATTTACGGCGAAGCCTTAATGCCAGCTTATGTCAATGACATTAACGGTGCTGTTATTCTTGGTAATGGGCATCCTGCTGTGATTAAGCAGGTACTTCCAAATATACGAAATACCTTTGAGCCTGAACAGATTATAATTAAAGAGGGAAAGCAAGCTGATGGAACTCCAGTTTCTGAGCAGATACTTCAAGTAATTAAGGTTGTTACAGATACTAATAGTGACTCTTTTCTTAGATACGATGGAGATGCTTTCTTTTTTGCTATTAACAAGCCAATGGATAACCTTCGTGGTTCTTCTGATTTATTTGCTATAGCTGATTGGCTTGATATATATGAGCAATTTATGTTTAATAGGGCTGAACGTCAATCTTATATGAATACCTTTCTTTGGGATATTACCATAGAAGGAGCAAATTCAAGTGAGATTGATGAGCGAATGACAGATATGATACTTCAAGAACGTAATGCACGTTCTGGTAAGTTCTACGTTCATAACGAGAAAGAGAAACGTCAAGCTATTGCTCCTGAAATGCACTCAGATGATGCAGTTCAAGATTCTCAAAACTTTCTAAATATGATTATGGGTGGTACTGGTTTGTCCACTCAAGCTTTTGGAGACCCTTCTGGACGAGGACGACAAGCTTCTGGTGATGTTAATGAATGGGTGTTTAAGACATTATCAGATAGACAATACACTTGGCGAGATATGATTCTTGAAATTCTAGAATTCGTCATTGACCAAGCAGAGATACATAATGAGATAGATTCAGACTTAGATAGATATGTCGAAGTGTTCATGCCTAAAATATCTATGCGTGATATGCAACGCATGACTCAATCATTACGTAACCTTGGTGGGTTTATTGGTCAAGTAGGTAGAGCTGAAACTGTCCTTACACTTGAGGAACAAGACCAAAAACGTATTAAGAAGGTTATGCATAGCTTGTTAGACCATATAGACCATGAAAGTGGCCTAGCTATGATGAATGAAATGACAGACCCTGTGAGTGGTAATAACGCTGCTGAAGAAGATAGATTATCACAAAATGGCATTGGTGATAAGCCAAGACAAAGTAGACTCATCCAATTAAGTGCAGAGGACTTAGAAACTCTTAAGAAGTTTGAAACAGAAGAGTACAGTATTGAAGATAGGATTCTTCCTAATTTTGAACTAAAGGACTTATACAAACAAGGTCAAGAGGATGAACCAGAACTTGTTGAGGCTGACTAATGGCAAAACAACCTACAAACAAGGAACGCTTAGTAGCTGTTGAAATTTATACTAAGTTAGCAAATGAAAAAGCTGACAGATTAGCTGACGAGCTCAAAGAGGGTAGATTAGAGTCTAATACTAAGTTCGATAAAATCGAGACAGCAATTAACAATGTTCATCTTTCTTTAGACGACCATCGTAACGAGGTTAGGGATAGGCACGACTTTCAAAATGGAAATGGTAAAAGAACTAAAAGGGAAACTTTTAATGCTGGAGCGTTAGTTACAGCAGCTACTACGGGTGTATTAGTAGCTCTCTGGCAAATTCTTATACAGACAGGAAATTTGTAAATGGCAGTTAATATTACTTTTAACAAGCGTGGAATAAGTCTTGAGGCTAAACAAAGAGTCATTCACTCTCCGTCTGAAAAGATAACATATGTTCTTGATATGACTCCTTGGGGTATTGAGATTACTGGTACACCTACTATTCTAAAAGTAGTTGATATCTTAGACCCTACTGTTAATCTTGAATCTACTTTATTTTATAGTGGTGCTGCTTCTGAGACTGCTAACAATATTACTTTACCATTAATGCAAGATTTGACATTAGGTAAATTCTATAGAGTTCATGTTAATTTCTCAGATGGTACTGATACTTATGAAGCCACTTTTCTTATCGAGTGTCGCGTCTAGTAAAAATAGCCCAAATTAGGCACGAATCTGGTATTGACACCCGTAAACGAAACTTGATATAATATTACTTACAAATCTGAGAGAAAGGGTTATTCGGATACTTATGACAACTACCTCAGAAAAAATCGAGATTCTATCAGTAATAAGGGAGCATTGCCAATACTGTCCCGAAGATTTGGGAGCAGTTGCTCAAGCATTACTGGCTGTAGAAGATAAATTAGACTACTCAATGCGTTACTCGCTTGAGTACCTACTTCAAACATATGTAATAGCAAGAGCTCAAATGGAACCTGAAGGGTTGCAGAGTATTCTTGATAGGTTCCCCGTTCCTACTTCTGAAGGTGGGATAGAAGAGGCACTTGATACCGCACATGACAAACTTAGTCAAGAAGTACGTTCCGTTTCTCCTACGCCAGATTCCATTAGCAAGTTTGCAGACCTTCAAGAGAGTATTAGTAATCTCTCAAGAAGTAATAAACTGGCTCTTGCCAATGACAGAGAAAGTGATAACGAAGATACAGGAAACGGAAAAAAGCGAGCAGTAAAAAACAAGAAGGTTACTCCAGAAGAGGAGAAAGTTTCTGAGAGTAAGGACAAACCTAAAAACAAGAAAAATAAAATGCCTGACCTCAAAGAGGGTTTGGTTCCTACTGACCTTACTGGATTAGAAAACTTTCGTGAATCTTCCAGTGTTAAAAGTGGAATATCTCAAGATGGTTCAGTTTGGAATGTACGTCTTATAGTAGAAGGTCATACTGCATCTGGTAGATACTTTCCTGCTGACGTTCTCAGAGAGGCTATTCCGCTTTTCGAGGGAGCGCGTTCATATGTTAATCATCCCGATGAGAATTTTCAAGGTGGTGACAGACCTACTGAAAATCTAGTGGGCTGGTTTGAAAATGTTACACTAAAGGAGGGAGATGGTCTTTATGCCGATTGGCATATTTTAGCTCATTCTGGGAAGGATTACTTAAGGGAACAGCTAGTTGAGCTTCAAGAAGCTAACAAGTTGGATCTTATAGGTCTATCTTTACTAGGATTAGGTAAAAACTCCTTTAAACAAGTAGATGGCAAAACTGTCAAGTATTCAGAGGCTATTACAATGGTGCGTTCTGTAGACCTTGTAGATGTCCCTGGTGCTGGCGGAAAAGTACTAGAGGCTATTCGAGAGTCTGATGCACAAAAAATTAGGAGCGAAATTATGTCGTTAGAGACAATGACCGCAGAAGAGCTCAAAGAGGCTAATCCTACGCTTTATGAGGATATGCTAAGGATGTCACTTGCGGCAGCAGAAGCAGCTAAATCGGAAGGTGACTCTAAACCTGAACCTGAGCCAGAACCGGAACTCAAGCCGGATGAGAAACTTCGGGAATCTGGCAATGTAGATAAGACCTCTGCTAAAGAGCGAGTGGAGCTTCTACTTGACAGAATGGCGATTCGTGATAGTAACGATTTAGTTACTGAGAAAATCAAGGAGAGCAATCTTCCTGAGCCTCTACGCGAATCCTTGCGAAAGCAGTTTATTGGCAAGGTAGTAGATGATAAGGATGTTGATGAGCAAATCAGTATATACCGTGAAGCGGCTGCTGAAATGGCTCCAATAGGTAACAAGTCATTTGCTTTACCTTCCCAAGCGTATCTTATCGACGAAACTGATAAGATGCAAATTGCTATGGACAGACTGTTTGAGCTTCCTATTGCTGATGAGCACTCTAATATTCCTCGCTTGAGTGGTATTAGAGAAGCTTATGTAATGATGACAGGAGACTATGAGTTTACGTGGGGTGCTATTCCACTAGACGATAGAATCCGTGAAGGTGCTGGTTCTACTCCTACAGCCGCTAAAGTTGTTGGTGGTGGAACAGTTACCTTTGCTAACGTTCTAGGTGTCTCTATTAACCGTCGTCTACTTGCTCAATATCGCAGACAGGTAATGTGGTGGGAACCATTCACTACTATTACCACTTTGAATAACCTTAAACAGCAAGACCGTAACAGAGTTGAGTCTCTGGGTGCTCTTTCAGAGAGGACTACAGGTGGTGCTGAATATGCAGAGCTAACTTGGGCTGAGCAACTCCACCAGTTCACTCCTACAGAGTACGGAAACCTCGTCCCAATTGCTCAACGAGCTATAGTAGACGATGACCTTCGTGCCCTCACTCGCGCTGCTGATGAACTTGGTAGGTCTGCTGGAATTACCTTGAATGAATATGTCTCGAACTTGTTCACTCAAAATTCTGGTGATGGCCCTGTCTTTGTAGACACTGGACAAGATGGTGTCGCTGACGCTGGTACTGACAATGTGTTCCAAGGTAGTACAACTACTGAACATAACAATAGAATCACAAGCAACCTTAACAGGGCATCATTTAAGGATGCAGACCAACGTATTCGTATTATGTCAGACAAGTCTCAAAAGCGAATTGGTCTAACTCCTGCTCATCTGTTAATTCCGAATGAACTTCGTGAGACTGCACTCCAGATTCAGGGTTCACTATTAGTGCCTGACTCTGCTAACAACGCAAATAACATCTTTGCAAATACCTTTACTGTTATTGAGGTTCCTCAGTTTACTGATGTAAACAACTGGTACTTGATGTCAGGTAAAGACCAACTGGAAATGTTGGAAATGGGATTCTTGAATGGACGACGTGAGCCTGAGTTGTTCGTACAATCAGACCCTTTGATGGGAATGATGTTTACTCATGATGTCCTAAACTACAAGATACGACACCGCTATGGTGGTGGTTGGCTAGACTATCGTGGTTCAGTAGCCTCTATCGTAGCATAACAAGTAATTCCTGAGCTTGAGAGGATAGAGGTTGTGGTGTTGGGCCTCTATCCTCTCATAGAGGAGAAAGATATGGGTGCTCCAGTCGGAGAAATGATTGTCGTAGATGAAGGCACAGAATATGAAATTCGAGTTAGTGTTGTAGTCGTACAAGATGCTAGCTCTAATAGAGTTTCTCATTGTCTTGATATTTACGATAAATCAGGTACTCTTAAAGAAAGAGTTGGTTATAAGACAGGCATGGTTAGTGTAGACGGTTATTCTTTTAACGGTGACACTCTACTAAAACTGTCTATAGCTAGACGAGAAATGGTAGACGAATATGTTGCACAAGCTATGGAAGAAGTGCACGAGCATTAGACGAAGCGATTAAAGGATAGGTACCGACAATGACTATTACAGCTTACCCTAATGGAGTCTCTAGTTTTGGGATTCCTTTGTTAGGCTCAGGAGAAATTGTTACCACTGGTTCAATTTTCTTTGTAGACTCTGTAACTGGTAGTGATACCAATGATGGGAAAGACCCTACTCAAGCGTTAGCTACTATAGATGCAGCAGTTAACAAGTGTACTGCTGATAAAGGTGATTACGTCGTTGTAATGCCTAATCATGCTGAAAGCTTAGTATCTGACTCAGGTGTAGACATTGACGTAGCTGGTGTCACAGTTATAGGTCTAGGAAGTGGAGAAAACCGACCAACACTTACCTTTACTACTGCTGCTACTGCTGATTTTAAACTCGCTGCTGCTGACGTAACTGTAAAGAACATTTTGTTCAAAGCAGGAATTGATGCTCTGACTGGCCCGATTGAGATTAGCGCAGACGACTGTAAGTTCATTGATTGCGAGTATCGTGATGATGCGACAAACAACTATGAGACTACAGATGTCATTGTAACTGCTTCAACTCCATTAAGGATGATAATTGACCACTTCGTTTATCATTCTGATGGAGACTTAGGTGGAACCGCTCAACAAAGCATAATCCAGCTTAACGGTGCTGACCACGCTGTTATCAGAAATTGCTGGCTAGTAGCTTTTGCAGCTACGGGTATCATTGAAGATGCCACTACAAGTGACTCAATCCTCATAGACAACTGCGTTATTGAGAATCAAGAAACTGGCCCGACAGTAGCAGTTCTTTTGACAGCTACCACTAGCGGTACTATGAGAAATTGTCATATTAGAGTTGCATCTGGTACGACTTACATTACCGCTGCAAATGATATGCAATTCTACCAATGCTTCGGTGTTGGTGTAGATGCTGATTCAGGTGAAGTTGTTGGTGCTATCATTGGAGCATCAGTAGAAGGTAAGATTGATACTATCACCTCAGTTCTTTCTGGTGCTGCTGGTATTGCAACTTTTCCTGAGCCTGCTTCTCCCGCTGATGCTGTTTCTATGGCTGAAGCACTTTCATGGGTATCTGCTCGTAACTCTGTTCCGGGTGGAATTAACCCTCTGGGAAGTGTTTACTACGTAGCAGCTTCCGGTGGTAATGATTCTGCTACGGGTAATGGACTTGACCCGAATGAACCACTTGCTACTATAGCACAAGCGATAACTAATTCCTCTGCTGGAGATACAATTGTCCTTGGCCCAGGTACACACTCAGTAGATGTTTCTGCTGCTGCTTTGTCACCTAAAGCTGACACTAGATTTGTTACGGCAGTTGCACCTAAAGGTGGAAAGCCTACTACAATAATTACACATGATGCTGATGATGGTGCAGACCTTGTGCTGTTAGATGTTGATGGTGTAGTGTTCGAAGGTATTGAGTTCCTGTTAGTAGCTGGAGGTACTACAGCACTTCGAACTGTAGCTATATCTCAAACTACAGCAGTTGTTGGAGCACACTTTATTGACTGTTGGTTTGACCTTAACGACGTAAATGTATCTAACATCTTTGCTATTGCAATTAATGATGCTACTAACGCGACTACTGGAGTAGTCATTAAAAATTGCCGCTTCCACGGTGGTTCAGGTACTGTTGGTCAGGTTAGTTACATCCAAATTGGAGTTGGAGGGTTACTGCAAAGCCTGATTGAGGATTGTGTCTTTGAGTTAGAATCTGCTGACGCTGACTGCTATGGCTTAGACTTCCTCGATAACGCGGCTGCGGCTAATAAGTCTTACGCTAACATAATCCGTCGAAACAGCTTTATAGGGCCACTGGATGCTGGTGAAGATGGAGTTGGTATCTTCTTTGCGGCTGCTATGACTGAGTTGGAGATTCTCAGTTTAGTATCTGAAAACTATTTTGCATATTGCAGTGTAACTCCAATTACTATCGACAAGATGAACAAGGGTATTGTTCAAAACTATGTTGGAGACAATGCCACAGGAGGAACAGTGGTTGACCCAGGCACATAAGCTAACTAGCTAAAGTGTTTCACTAGAGGGAGGAAAGGATTAAACCTTCCTCCCTCTATCTTTATTAAGAAGGTTCAGATAACTGTCATATGATTAACTCAAGCAAAATCAAGTTAAGTCCTACAGGCGGTGCAGGAGTTGCAGCAGCTAATGGACATATCCCTTTTATTGGTAAGATATTAGCTATCTTATTAATTCCTACAGGTATGCCTGCAACTATGGATACTACTATCACTATTACTCAAGATGGTGATAGTACAACTGATATTGAGACAGTTGCTACCTTTACAAATCAGAACGCTAATACTAAGCATTATCCTAGAGTTCTAGAGCAGGATAACACTGGTGCCAACTTAACTACTTATGACAAATTTGCTACTGTTAACGGAGTAGAAGTAACAGTAGCCCAAGCTGACAATGGTACTGATTCAGTAGAAGTAGAAGTAATATACGAAACTGACTTTTCAGGTGCATAACATCGAGAGTATAAATACTTAATGGCTAATACCTCTTACTCTATTAAGTTAGATGCCAAAACCTCTATAACTATAACCCTTGACAGAGTGCTATCTCAGGGTATAACATTAGATGGTAAAATTAGCGCGTCAATCACATTAGACTCAAAAGATTCGAAGTAGAGCTATTAGGTAGCAATGGCTGTAGTACCTAAAAAGTTATTAGACTCTAACAATGACGATGTTGTGATTGTTGCTGGCACCGACTTCGATATAGTATTTACTCTAACCAAGAATGGTGGGAGTACTTTAGATGTAACAGGAGGTACTGTTACATGCTCAATACGAGCAGAAGGCAGAAACTCTAATGTTATCTCTGACCATGCTGTAGCTATAACAACTGCTGCAAGTGGGATAGTAACTCTTAGTATATTAGATACAGAGAGTAGTGCTTTAATAAGTCCATCATTAGGGAGTCCTTTGGACACAGTACTCCATTTAGCAGATGTTAAACTATTAGAAGCAGACTTAAATATACGAAACTTTGGACCTTTCAGCTTTGGTGTTAGAAGGCCGATAACATAATGGCTAAGCTTTCAGAATACATATTAGAAACGAGGCAAGGAGTTCTTGAAGTTGCTGGTGAAACTCAATATGATATGGGTGAGGATCCTTATGGAAACTTTGTTCGCCGTGCATTGCGTCGTTATTCTATAGACAAGCCATTAATCAAGGTGTCAGCAATTACTGGAAGTGATACTAGGTACATAACAGTTAACTCTACAAATCTACCAGATTATGTAGATGGTTCAAGCAAGATAACACAAATAGAAGCTAAAGCTCCTGTGATAGCAAGCAATGAGCTTCCAAACTTTTTAGACCGTGATGAGTGGGATTTGTATCGTGATGAAACTGCTTTACGTATTCATTTAAAGACTACAAAGCCTAGTTCTTCTGATACGATAAGAGTTACGTACACAATTCCTCACACTATAAATGAACTTGATAGCGAGACCGTAGATTCAGTTCCAGACCTAGATAAAGATGCTATTGTCTTGTACGCAGTTAGTCAAGCACTAATGGCTCTAGCTGCAAAGTTCTCAGGAACGTCTGACCCTACTCTTAGAGCAGACGTAGTTAATTATCGTACTAAATCTCAAGAATACAGGATGCAATCCGAAGCGTTCAAAAAGATGTATAATGAATGGATTTCTGACCCATTAAAAGCTGCATCAATAGTTAGAGATATTAACTTCGGATTCTCTTTTGCTGACAATCAGCCATTCTTAACACATCGTTCAGCTAGTAGAAGATAATGCCACGACTTGAAATACAAGCTGCAATTAAAACTATCTTGGAGGAAGTTCCTAATATCGGAAAAGTCTATGACTCTATTCGTTGGACTAATGACCAAGGTAACTTTATAACAGCATTTGCAGAAGATATAGATGGTCAAAACCAAATACGGTCTTGGATGATTTATCGTTCTGGTGGAGGATTTGATTATGGTTCCAGAGAAAATAGCTTAGGAACTGAAATTGCAATTCCTATTAAAAGTAAGTTAGCTAGATATGACTTCAAGATTGAAGGGTGGGCATCTTTCAGAGACGATGATACTGATATAGAATTTCAGGCTTTGCTAGATACTCTTGAAGCTAAATTCGAAGCTAATATATCGCTTAATCAAACAGCCTTGATTAGAAGTGCGATTACATACGAGATAGACCACCAATTCTTTGGTGATTACTTCGTACATCATGTAATACTAAGCTTCTACGCAGTACCTAGTATAAAAGGTATTACTCCTTTATAAGGATTTAACAAATGGCTAGCGTAACACTTTATTCAATTCACAAAAATTCAGAGAGGGCTTACATATGTAGTCAGGGTCATAATCATGGTTGTAAAAATCATGAGGTAGCATGTCCTGAAGAAGAAGTTCAAAGCCTATTAGACGAGTTTTCTGATACGCTTGATGTCTTACCTTGGTTAAATATAAACAACGAGTGGGAAAGGTCCAAGCCTGAGCAAGTTAAAACTAAAACTAAAGAACAAGGTGATAAATAATGGTAACTTTACAGCATCGTTCTCATAGAGAAGTAGTTACCCTAGCGTTACAGACCTTTGCTAACCTTGGTACTCCGACTGACCCAGGTACACATATGATGCCTGTGACAAGCTTTAGTGCTAAGGAGAACTACGAGCAGTTACTAGATAATGGAAGGCGTGGCCCTGATGCTATGGACTTTCGAGCGGTTCAAGGTGTTAAACATGTAGAGATAACTATGGAAGGCGTTATTCAAATGAACGCCCTCACTGGTTCTCCAATTGGTATGTTGTTACGCAGTATCTTGGCAACTGGTACTAATGCAACTGCATACCCTACTCCAATTGAGATTAGTACCAATGCAGTTTATAAGCATTATCGTATGTTGGGTAACGAGCATGAATACCTTACTATCCAACATTATGATAACTTAGCCGCTGCTAACTTTAGAGAATTTGAAGGGTGTCGTTGTACAGAGCTAACTATCAGTTTCAATACTGGTGAAGGCCTATTAACTTATAGTGCTACTCTTATCGGTAGAAACTTTACTAAAGAAACAGATACTATGGATTTGCTGGCTTCACAGGATACTACACTAGAGGATCCTTTCCCAGGCTGGCAAGCTGCTTTAGTATTTAATGGCTCTGCTAATACTAATCTGATTTCTGCTGAATGGTCACTCAAGAGGTCAGAGAACAGATTGTACACTGGAGCATCTTCTCAGTTATTCAAAGCCTTGCACTTTGGACCACTTGAAGCTACAGTAGCTATGGTATTCGACTATAGCGCGACTGAGCTAGATTTGTTCAAAGCTGGAACACAAGTAGAAATTACTACTAATTTTACTAATGGTCTTGCAACTACCGCTTTACGAGGCTTTGATATATCAATGGAAACTGCGTCCCTTTTGGAGGCACCTGCTGAAGTTGATTCATCTGGAGAGACTATGACACTTGCACTCTCAGCTAGAGGGCTATACTCTGAGGCCGCAGGTGAAATTGCTACTGATAATAGTGATACAGGAGCAGTAGCTTCAATACAAGGTCCAATAGAAACTTTAACTACAGAGGCTAACGCAGCTACAGGCACTCCAACTAGATACTAAGAGATTTTAAGGCTGGCTGTGAAGGCTGGCCTTAAAAATAGGAATTACTGACATATGGTTTTAATGAAAGTTACAGAGAGTCAACATGACAAGGCTGTAAAGTCTTGGATTGACTTGTTTATGTCTAACATTAAAATTAGTAACTCTTGTTGGATATGGCAAGGTTCAATTATATCTAATGGATATGGTCAGTTTAACTCTTATTTAGATACAACTTTAGCTCATGTGTTTTCGTACATTGTTTTTTGTGGTGAGTTAGAAGATGGATTTGAGGTTGACCATACTTGTCAAAATAGAGCGTGTGTTGCTCCAATTCACCTTGAGGCAGTAACACATTCAGTTAACGTACAAAGAAGTTACTTTAATAGACATAATAAGAAACACCAATATGATGAGTTCAGTGGTAAAACAAGTTTTGGTAGAGCTACAACATCTATTGAAGGTTCTGATAATATCACTCAAGAAGAACTTATTGACCATCTAAAAGACGAAGGTTATGATGTTAACATTAGAACGTTAAGGTATTGGAGGTCTATAGGTGTAATTCCAGAAATGGAAAGAAATGGAAAGCAATGGTATTATTCAAAATCTATTATAAACTTTATTAAGATATTATGTATTAGTAGAGGAAGAGAGCATAATGGAATTATCATAGAGAAAGAGTTAGAAGGAGAAAAGTTCAAAGTTTATGAAATTCATGTTACTAAAGATAGAGACAACAAGGATTTCATGGTTAAATATACCACTAACAAAGGAATCCTTATAAATAAGACGAGTGACTTAAATGCCATATACGGATAATAATACTATTAACCTTGCAGATTGTGACGCTGAAGAGTTGTGGGTAACATATAAGCGTCCAGGTATGCTAACTCATCAAGAGAGCATGGACTACCTTTCTAAACATGCTGGATATAATGATAATATCAAGACTGAAAATGATTACAAGAAACTATCAGACTTTCTAAATGATATTGATGCCAGCTTTGCACATACTGTGTCTCTGATAATTGCTTGGAATTTAACAGCAAAAGACTCAGAGGATATTCTACCAGTCCCAAGCGAGGACCCAGAAGTCTGGAAACAAGTTCGTGAATTCTACTTGCAATCTATAGTTTCTCAAATTAACAATGACCCGACTACTAAAAGTTTTTTAGCTCGGATGGCACAAACACAGAGCAACCAAAAAATAGACCAAGGGATTCCAGAGTCGAATGGATTAGGGAACTCATTACCTATAGTGAAGCCGTAGTCAATGATAGAACTCCTAATCCTAATAGGTTTGCATGGGTTAGTGAAGAATATTGGGATATATTTTTAGGAGAGCAATGGAATTGTCCTCCCTGGGAAGTTAGAGCACGAGCTACATATTGGGATATTCAGAGAGTCTCTATGATGAATGAAGCCAACGGTGTAGCTACTAAACGAAAGATTGCACTAGACAAGGCTAAGGAATCATTACATGCCAGTTCTAGGTAAAATAGACTTTTCAGGATGGTTATCTTATAACCAAGTAATTAGTAGAATACTTACATCTCTGCCTAATGTTAAACAAACATGGCTTATTAACGTTGTTGCTAGGTATAGAGAAGAAGTATTAGACCAAATGCTTAAACAAGGAATTAGAGCTACTGGCACATATGAACAGAGCTTTGAAATAATAACCGAGTTTGGTGGTAAGGAACCACAGGCAGCTTTAGCTCTTGTTCCTTCTGGTGAAAATGCTAGACGACTTAGTATTTATTGGAAAACATTAGAGTTCGGTGCTCAACCTAATCCTTTAGTTCCAGTTAGCTCTATAGCTAGATGGGCTGATACAAAACTTGGTGCTGATTTTATAGGAGCAGGCAAAATTACTATGGGTATTAGAGAGCGTGGAATACTGCCTCATCCTGTATTGAGTAGAATCTTTTTATTATCTAATCCTGATGGAGCTATTACAGGATTAACACCACTAGCAGAAAGTATAGCAGAAGAAGAAGCAGTTAGGGTATTCTCAATGATGAGGCAGATATTCTTTACGACCTCATCAACTGGACAAGTTGTAGCTCGTAACATTGCTGGTTCTCCTGGTGGTATTGGCGGAAGATTCACATTCTCTAAGTAAAGGAATAACAGATGGCTTTTCAATTATTTCGTGCATTGTTTAATATAAGTGGTAACGCTCCTGATAGCTTAACCAAAATTAAAGTAGCAACACAAAGTCTTGTTACATCTACTAACGCGTTAATTCCTAATCTTAGAGTAATGCAAAACGAGATTATGAGAGTAGCCACAGCTACTAATGCTAGTGCTTCTCCTGCTTTAATTGCTGTTGATAACAACTTCAATCGAATCACTCAATCAGGAAATGTCACTTCTGGCTCACTGTTAAACCTTCAAAGGCAAATGCTTGCTACTGCTAACACCTCAAACGTTATACTAAGTCGTACTTTGCAAAATACATCAGCATCAATGAATGAACTGTCTGCCTCAACTAAAGTGGCAGAGAATACAGCTAGAGAAGCTTCTGCTACTGGTGGCTTTCAAATGATGGGAGATGTTAGTGGAGCTACAGCTACTAGAATGAAACAGTTATCTGCTGCTTCTCAGGGTGCTATGATAGCTATGGCAGGTCTGCAAAGGAATGTAATGGGATTGGCTTTTAGCTTAATCTTTTTGCAGTTTACTGGATTCTTAAGACTGTCACTTATGGTAGCTGGAGTTGGATTGGCTCTCGGTGGGCTATTCTTTGGATTTAAAGCTTTGATTAGCCAAGGGTCTAAGTTCAACATACTTCAAGACCAGTTCTTTATTCTAACTGGTGGAGCGGACGCTTATCAGCAAGCTCTCTCTGGTGCAGAAGGTTCTGGTAAAGATTTAGGTTTAACATCTGAATTACTTAGAGCACAGCTTACTTTATTAAGAGAGGATGTTGCATTAGATAATCAAGAGCTTGACGCATTTGCAGAGGCATTACAACTTATGCACGTTGGAGTTGTACCGAATGCACTTAAAGATATAGACAGTATGACTACTGCCTTTAAAGACTTCTTAGACCCAACTACTACTGCTGACACTGATATTTTCTTTAGACAATTAATAGAAGGTGAAGGACAATGGCAAGAAGCTGTTGACCGTTTGAACGCTACGGATACTGGTCAATTTCAAACTAAAATGAGAAAAGCTAAAGAAGAATTTGGATCACTGTTCGTTCCTATAGAAACTGATATTGCTGAATGGTGGCAAGACTTTCAGATTTCATGGATTAACTTTGGAAGTAATATCATGAGGATTCTTGGTGGAGATATGGGAGCACTTTGGAGTATGACTGTATGGCAGCCTATGACAACTATAACAATATTTTTTGTAAATGTTATTAGAAATATATTCTTCGGCTTA